TTACACAAACACCGACGGTTACTCAAACACCAACTAATACACCAACAAATACTCAAACCCCAACTAATACACTTACACCTACACCTACTCCAACAGTTTGTGTTCCACAAATAATATATAGTGGTGAGAATTTTACTAATTTACCGATTCAAAATGGTGCGTCTTTCAAACCGGATGGTACTATATTATACGTTACCCTTCATAATGGTTCACCTGATGATGGTGTATGTGCGTATTCATTATCAACTCCGTGGGATGTTTCAACAATTACATTACCACGAATAGGGTGTTCAATAGCATCTCCGGTAAGTCCTAGTGCAAATTACGGGTCATATTTTTCACCTGATGGTACTAAATTATTTTTAGCTAATGATTCCTCAAATTGTATTCTTAGATATACATTGTCAACTGCGTGGGACATAACAACGTCTAGTTATTCCCCCGGTGACCTATACAGCGGAGCAACTTTTACAGACCCTCTATATGTTGAATTTAGTCCTGACGGTTATTATATGTTTGTTAATTTGAATTTTAGCACTATTAAAAGATATACACTATCAACACCTTGGGTTATAAATACGGGTGTAGTAGAAACTCAATCAATATCTGTTTCGAGTGCTTATGGAATTAGATTTCAAAATAATGGATACTACTTGTTTACAATATCTACAAATACAGGAGTAATACGAATTGTTAAAAGAACATTATCAATACCTTACGATTTAACTTCAGTTATTTTAACTGAGACTAGTGGAAGTTTGAGTTTTATTACTTTAGGTAATTTTTATTCACTTAATTTTAAAGATGGTTATAAAGGGTTTATTGGAAGGTATTTCTCCGAAATTTACGCCTTCAATCTTACTTGTGAATGGGATATTAATGGGGTAGTAATATTACCTACACCAACCCCAACACCAACTCAGACGGTTACACCAACCAATACAGTTACTCCAACACCAACATTACCACCATCGTTTGTTTCAGTATGGAGAACAACAACACCATCTGAAAGTATTACATTACCATATTCACCATCAGGAACATATAGTGGAACAATAGATTGGGGCGACGGTAGTATATCCGCTAACACATATGCAAATAGAACACACACATACTCATTATCAGGTAATTCTACTGTTACAATTTATGGAACAACTAATGGTTGGGCGTTTGGTAATACTGGTGACATATTAAAAATTAGAGAAGTTTTAAAATGGGGACCATTAAAAATTAGTAATGGTGCTCAAGTTTTTAGAGGATGTAGTAATTTAGTATTAACCGGTGTTACGGACACTATTGATTTAACAAGTGTTAATAATTTAATTTATATGTTTGGAGGTTGTTCATCTCTTACAACCATCAACAACGTTAATAGTTGGAATGTTTCAGGAATTACCGTTATGAGTAATATGTTTCAATCATCAACTTTTGACGATGATATAAGTTCTTGGAGTGTTTCAAATGTTACAGATATGAATCGTATGTTCCAATTTGGAGCATTTAACCATAATATAAATTCGTGGAATGTTTCAGGGGTTACAAGTATGGAAAATATGTTTAGACAATCTTCTTTTAATCAACCATTATCAGGTTGGAATGTTTCAAAGGTTACATCTACTATGGCAGGTATGTTTGATGGAACCTTATTTAACCAAGATATAAGTATGTGGAATGTTTCAGGGGTTACAAGTATGAGTGGTATGTTTAGATACACCCCATTTAATTATTCTCTTAATAATTGGAATGTTTCAAAGGTAACAAATATGTCTAATATGTTTTATGGTGCGTCATTTAATTTACCATTATCAGGCTGGAATGTTTCAAAGGTTACAAATATGAATTCTATGTTCGCATCAACTTCACAATTTAACCAAAACATTAATTCGTGGAATGTTTCAGGTGTTACAGATATGGGTTCTATGTTTTATCAAAACGCATATTTTAACCAACCATTATCCGGATGGAGTGTGTCAAACGTTAGAAATATGTCTTTTATGTTTTACAATTCACCATTTAATTATCCTATTGGTAATTGGGATGTTTTAAATGTTACAGGAATGACATCTATGTTCCAAAGTTCATCATTTAACCAAGACATCGGAAATTGGAATATATCGGGAGTAACCAATTTCACTGATTTTATGTTTGCAAAAACACCGATTACATTCTCAACAATAAATTTAGATTCTATTTATAATGGATGGCAAACCAAAACACCGCAAACCGGATTAACAATTAATTTTGGTTCTGCAAAATACACATTAGCGAGTCAACCGGGTAAAGATATACTAACAGGTTCAACTATGAGCGGTGGATATGGTTGGACAATAACAGATGGGGGGATATAATATATGGGAACAATTTTAAAAATATTATCAATAAATTACGACGGACAATTCGCCGACATTACCTTTTACCCTTGTTCGGGTGGGAGTATTAATATCGGTGAAGTTAACTTACCATATAATTATTATTCGGAAAATTACTACGGAACATATAACATTTATTTACTTGATTCGGGTAAAACTTGTTTGTTAAATGTTCCTTGTTTAACACCTACGCCTACTCCAACAACAACAATGACATTAACTCCAACAAATACTCCAACACCAACAAACACACCCGCACCAAATTGTGATTTATTAGGTTTAGATATTACAACCCCAACCCCAACTCCAACACCTACAATGACACCAACACCAAGTTCTACACCATTATTACCATTTATATCTGTGTGGAGAACAACATCTCCGTCTGAGAGTATAACATTACCTTATTACGGTTTAGATTATTCAGGAACCATTGATTGGGGTGATGGAAATTTTTCGGCGAATACATTTGCAAATAGGACACATATTTATACAACTCCTGATGACTATGTAATAACTATTACAGGTAAAGTTAATGTGTGGTCGTTTTATTATACACCAACAAGTAAACTTAAAATAAGAGAAATAACACAGTGGGGATGTCTTAACATAACTCAACTATCATATAATTTTTATGAGTGTTCTAATTTAATATTAACAGGTGTTACTGACACTCTAAATTTATCTCAAGTGACAAATTTAACATATATATTTCGTGGATGTTCGTCTATTACAACCATAAATAATATTAATAATTGGGATGTTTCTAACATTACAGGTATGTCAGGAATGTTTGGTCAAAGTAATTTTAACGATAACATTAATAATTGGGATGTTTCGGGAGTTGAGGATATGAGTTATATGTTCCAAGGAGCAACATCTTTCAACGAACCATTATCTGGTTGGACTGTTTCAGGTGTTACAAATATGTCGAATATGTTCCAAGGAACAACATCTTTCAACCAACCATTATCAGGTTGGAACGTTTCAAATGTTGCGTCTATGACATATATGTTCCAAAATTCACAATTTAATCAAGATATTAATAATTGGGATGTTTCAAGTGTTATTTATATGAATTATATGTTTAACGGCACACCGTTTAATCAACCGTTGTCAGGTTGGAATGTTTCAAATGTTACAAGTACGTATTATATGTTTGCTAGCACCCCATTCAATCAACCAATCGGAAATTGGGATGTCTCAAAAGTGGTTAATATGGAGGGTATGTTCCAAAACGCAACATCCTTCAACCAACCAATTAATAATTGGAATGTTTCAGGAGTTACCAATATGACATCAATACTCCAAAGCACTGATTTCAACCTACCATTATCCGGATGGAATGTTTCAAATGTCTATAATATGACTTTTATGTTTGCCAATTCACCATTCAATCAACCAATTGGGAATTGGAATGTTTCGGGTGTTACAAATATGGTAGGTATGTTCCAAGGAGCAACATCGTTCAATCAACCATTATCCGGATGGAATGTAAGTAACGTTAATAGTATGAGGCAAATGTTTAATACTGCTACCGACTTTAACCAACCTATTGGGTCTTGGAATGTTTCGGGGGTTACAGATTTGGGTTATATGTTTTATGCGTCATCATTTGACTATCCATTATCTGGGTGGAATGTTTCAAAAGTTACAGATATGACTTATATGTTTGCCAATTCCCCATTCAATCAACCAATCGGAAATTGGGATGTCTCAAAAGTTAAAAATATGTCAGGTATGTTTGTCAATACATCATTTGATTATCCGATTGGGAATTGGACTGTTTCAGGGGTAACAAATATGAGTAATATGTTTCAAAACGACCAATATTTTAATCAACCATTATCTGGATGGAACGTCTCAAATGTTGTTGATATGACATCTATGTTCCGAAATTCACAATTTAATCAAGATATTAATAATTGGGATGTTTCAAGTGTTATTTATATGAATTATATGTTCGCATCTTCCCTATTTAATCAACCATTATCCGGATGGAATGTTTCAAATGTTGGTGATATGAACAATATGTTTTATAATTCGGAGTTCAATTACCCTATTGGAAATTGGGATGTATCTAATGTTGTTAATATGAACAATATGTTTAATATTAATACATATTTTAACCAAGATATTGGAAATTGGAGTATATCAAATGTAACTAATTTTACTGACTTTATGTTAGGTAAAACACCATTAACATTCTCAACAACAAATTTAGATTCAATCTATAGTGGATGGTCAACTAAAAATCCGTATACAGGAAGAACAATAAATTTTGGAAGTGCTAACTACACAATATCCGGAGGACAACCAGGTAAAAATACATTAACGGGTTCAACTATGAGTGGAGGATATGGTTGGACAATAACTGATGGAGGAGGAATTTAATATTATGAAAACTTTTGAAATATTTACAACAAATTACGACGGGTATATCGGAGATATAAGTTATTCCGCATATACCGGAGGAACTATTAGTTTAGGTTCACAGTTATTACCATACGATTATAATACAGATTATTATTATGGAACATATACCGTATACATACCTTTTTATAATAAAACCTGTATTTTAGATTATCCGCCACCTTCTTGGGATTTAATCGGTGATACGTTAATATTGTTCATTTCAAGTTGGAAAACCGACAATGAAGGTTTTACTAACACTAATCAAATTGGTATTGTGTTAGACCCATCAGGAACTTTTAATTTTGTAATTGATTGGGGTGATGGAAATACAGACACAATAACATCATATAGTCAACCTGAGCTTATACATACTTACAATGTTATAGGAACATATACTATACGTATGTTTGGAGTAATTGACGGGTTTAATATAGGAAATTATGCTGGTGATTATGGTAAAATTTTAAGTGTTCAACAGTGGGGTGATGTAAAATTAATTGATGGTGGATATCAATTTTATTATTGTTTTAATTTAGATTTATCTACCGTAATCGATACTTTAGACACTTCAAATCTGACTAATATCGACGCTATGTTTGCAGAATGTTATAGTTTAACATCTGTAAATAATATACAATCGTGGGACATTTCTAATATAACAAGTTTATCTTATTTATTCTCCGGATGTATATTATTTAATCAAAACTTAAATAATTGGGATATTTCGGGAATTACAAATATAAGTGGAATGTTTTATTTGACAAGTTATAATCAACCATTATCCGGGTGGAATGTTTCAAATGTTCAATACACAAATTATATGTTTAGTAATTCTCAATTTAATCAACCATTATCCGGATGGGATGTTTCAAATGTTGTTGATATGAGTAATATGTTTGAGTCTTGTCCATTTAACCAACCAATCAATAATTGGAATGTTTCAGGTGTTACAAATATGGGTTATATGTTTAATGGGTCATCATTTAATCAACCATTATCCGGATGGGATGTTTCAAATGTTACAGATATGAGTTATATGTTCTATAACAACTCAATATTTAATCAACCTATTGAAAATTGGAATGTTTCAAATGTTACAAATATGAGTGGTATGTTCTATTACAACTCAGCATTTAACCATCCAATTGGGAATTGGAATGTTTCGGGTGTTACCAATATGAGTTATATGTTCTATTACAACTCAACATTTAACCATCCAATTGGGGATTGGAATGTTTCGGGTGTTACCAATATGTCGGGTATGTTCTCTAATAATCAAATATTTAATCAACCATTATCCGGGTGGAACGTCTCAAATGTTACCAATATGTCGAATATGTTCTATTCCAACTCAACATTTAATCAACCATTATCAAGTTGGACTGTTAGTAATGTAACAAATATGTCAGGTATGTTTTATAATAATAGAATATTTAACCAACAAATTGATAATTGGGATGTATCTAAAGTTACAAATATGAGTTATATGTTTTTTAACAGTTTATTTGACCAACCATTATCCGGATGGAATGTTTCTAAAGTTACTCTTATGTTTTCCATGTTTAATAATTCTCAATTTAATCAAAATATAAATAATTGGAATGTTTCTGGAGTTACAAATATGAGTGATATGTTCTCTAATAATCAAATATTTAATCAACCATTATCCGGGTGGAATGTTTCAAAGGTTACAAGTATGAGTAATATGTTTGCCACTTCATCATTCAATCAACCAATTAATAATTGGAATGTGTCGGGTGTCACAGATATGGGTGCGATGTTCTATCAATCTCAATTTAATCAACCATTATCCGGGTGGAATGTTTCAAATGTTATTAGTTTGTTTAATATGTTTAGGGGTTCAAAATTTAATCAACCTATTGGAAATTGGGATATTTCTAAAGTATCTAATGTTGTGTATATGTTTTATGAAAACCAATATTTTAAACAAAATTTAGGGAATTGGAACATATCAGGTGTTACAAATTTTTATTATTTTATGGGAACTAAAAACCCTATTACTTTTTTCACATACAATTTAGATAGTATTTATAATGGGTGGGTAACAAAAAACCCACAAATAGGGATACAGATTAATTTTGGTAGTGCAAAATACACATCAGCTGGTTTGGCGGCAAGGACAACCCTTGTAACAACTTATTTTTGGTCAATTAGCGACGGAGGAATGTTAACTTAATTTATGGAATATATATATAGAATATCGACAAATAATTATACCGGATATACCGCCGATATAACTTTTAATCCATCAACAGGTGGAACAATTAATATTGGTACGGTTACATTACCGTATGATTACCCTACAGATTATCCGTATGGTGATTATTATATATACATACCGGCAACAGGTGTATCGGGGTCTTTGAATAATCCCCCACCAACACCTTAATTTATACGAACTAACAATATATGAGTACAACTTTAGAAATATTAACTGCGAATTATAACGGACAATTAGCCGATATAACCTTTTTCCCTTGTTCGGGGGGGGTTATAAATATTGGTGAAGTTACATTACCGTATAATTACGAATCCGAAAATTATTATGGAACTTACATTATTTACGTAATGTATTACGATGAAACTTGCTCGTTGGATATTCCTTGTATATCATTAACACCGACAAATACACCGACAAATACACCGACACCTACTATTACAGATACTCCAACTCAAACACCAACTCAAACTAATACTGTTACACCAACTAATACTGGAACACCAGCACAAACCCCAACACAAACGACAACGCAGACACAAACACAAACACCTTCCAATACAGCTACACCTACTAACACTATCACTCCAACTCAAACTCCAACTAAGACTCATACTCCCACACCAACAAATCGCCCTACAACAACACCAACAATGACACCAACAAATACTCCTACACAAACAAATACTCAAACAAATACGCCAACAAATACGCAAACGCAAACACAAACGCAAACTCAAACCACTACACAAACTCCGACTAACACTCCAACACAAACACAAACTCAAACACAAACACCGTCACCATTACCTCCAACAATTGGGTATTTTGAAGATTGTTGTTACCCATCTATAATATATAAAGTGGGTGGAATAATATATCCTGTTTTTATTGATAACTTCTATTATATAGAGACTACCGGATATAGTGGTTGTGTTAAAGCAATAAATCCTACGTCATTTAACAGTCAATATGAAATTATTAGTTTAACTTCATATGTGAGTTGCCTTATTTGTCAATTAGACCACGAATGTATTTTACCTACACCTACACCAACTCCAACTCAAACTGTGACTCCAACGGTAACGCCAACAGTAACTCCAACAATTTCAACAACACCAACAAATACTCCTACACAAACACAAACACAAACTTCAACACCAACACAAACACCTACCAATACACCAACAAACACTCAAACACAAACTCAAACACAAACACAAACTCAAACTTCAACACCGACACAAACACCTACTCAAACTCCGACTAACACTCCAACCAAAACTCAAACTCCAACAACAACAACGACATTAACCGCAACACCAACTCAGACTCAAACTCCAACAAACACTCAAACACCAACAAAAACTCAAACACCAACACCAACAAAAACAATGACTCAAACACCTACTAATACTCAAACACAAACACCAACCAAAACTCAAACACAGACGCCTACAAACACACCAGTTTGTTCAGCACCTCAAATGTTAGGTGTTACATTGTCATCAGGTTCAATTTTATCTGTTTCGATTATTCCGGGACCAAATTGTAGTGGTATTTTTATGATATATTCTTATGATAATATAAACTTTAATTCTGCTGTGGCAACTCCAAGTAACTGTACATCACCGTTTACTTTTGACTCTCTTACTACAACAGGAAATGTTTATGTAAAAGTGGGTCAATTATGTACATCAGGTGGTATTAGCGCATATTCTGAAGTTTTCCCATATTTCTTCCCAACCCCAACTCCGACACCAACACCAACAAATACACAAACGCCTACTAAAACTCCAACCAACACTCCAACTAAAACTCAAACCCCAACAACAACAACAACATTAACTGCAACTCCGACTCAGACTCAGACGCCAACTAAAACTCCTACTAACACTCCAACCAAAACACAAACACAAACTCCAACTAAAACTCAAACTCCAACAACAACAACAACATTAACTGCAACTCCGACGCAAACACAAACGCCTACTAAAACTCCTACACAAACACCTACTCGAACAAACACTCCAACGCCAACAACATCGTGTGGTGTTACATTAATTTCTACCACATATGTTTCAGGAACCACTTGGAATTATAATTTCACAACAGCAGGTTCTTGTGGAACACTTTTACCGGAATATTCGTCTGATAATATAACTTGGACTTTGGGTGGTGCAGGTGGTTGTACTTCACCTAGGTCGGCAATAACCGGTATTAATAGTGGAACAATATACTTTAGAATGACATTATTTTGTTCGTCTCTTACGGGAGTTTCAAATGTTATTACTTATGTGTTCCCATCACCAACACCTACACCTACAAGAACTCAAACACCAACACCAACAAAAACACCTACACCTACACCGACTGAAACACCACCTGGAGTAACTTGTGTATGTTATGAATTATATTGGTCTCCACCAGGTGGTCCTTTCTTTGGTTCAACAACTTTTGATTATATTGATTGTGAAGGGTTCCCTGCAAGTTCCTTTGCTAACAATATGGGTGATTCACCGAATATTTGTGCTCAAGAAAACACTATTTCATTTGGCGGTGGTGACAATTCAGGTGGTTGGCTTCCATCAATATATAATTGTTGCGCAACAAATATTACATTAGGATATAGAGTGTCAAATGCTGTATGTTCGTTACCTGGTTGGGCGTTAGTTAATCAATGTATAAATCGTTCCGCAATTTTAGGTTTATGTGACGCAACCGAATTATATGATGATGATATATCCGGTAATTGTACCTTCGCATTTGCAGCTGCGGGTTATTATAAAACCACTGATAACTTTAGTAGAAGATATTGGGATGGAACCGCATTTACGGGTGCTTGTTTTTCGTGTGGTTGTTTAGTTGTTAATACAGTAATAACATTATCTGATGGTTCAACTAAATTAATACAAGATGTTCAAGTTAACGACATACTTAAATCTATTGATGTTTCAGGAATGCCACAACCATCAAACGAATGGTACTCTTGGAGTAGTGACACTTTAAATTATGTAGAATCAACCTCTACAGTAATTAATTTTACAATATATGAATTTGATTCGGTTATTAATATTAATAACGATAAATTAATTGCGACTGATTCTCATAACCACGTTGTTAAACAAAATGGTGTTTGGTATATCAGAACAACATCTGATTTAAATGTTGGTGATGTATTATTAGATATTGACAATACTGAATTTGAAATCACATCATTAGTGACAATTACAGAATCAACAACAGTTTATAACGTTGATGTGAATAATAGTAATTTATATTTTGCGAATAATGTCTTAACTCACAATAAGTAAAACAGATACTTATTAGAACAAAGTAAACTATTTATATAAGGAAAATTATATTTAAATTTAGAATATGGAAAATAATGAAAATAATGATTTAACGGTTTGGCAAAGGTTATCAAGAGCCTTTGGACCAAACGCGTTATTAAATCAAGACTACCCAACATATAAGTTAGATAAGAAAGAGTTGTTAAAGACAACATCACAAGCGGAATATGAAAGAGAAAAATTACAAGCTCAACAAACATATTACCTATCTAACCAATGGACTAAGATTGAAAGTAATCTATACACTCAAGCAGTTTATTATGAACCAACTCGTTTGGCTTCATTTTACGATTATGAATCTATGGAATACACCCCTGAGATATCAGCGGCATTAGACATCTATGGTGAAGAATCAACAACTGTTGATGAGAATGGATATATGTTACAAATTTATTCTGAATCAAAAAGAATAAAATCTATACTAGCCGATTTATTCAATAACGTATTAGACGTTAATACGAATTTAACTATGTGGACAAGAAATACTTGTAAGTATGGTGATAACTTTGTTTATTTAAAATTAGATTCAGATAAAGGTATTGTTGGTTGTATGCAATTACCAAACATTGAAATAGAACGTTTGGAAAGAGGTATGGCAGCAAAATCTGCAACTATAGATGAACCTGCAGAACACAAAGGATTAAGATTTAAGTGGAAGGCAAAAGATATGGAGTTTAACTCTTGGGAAGTTGCCCACTTCCGTTTATTAGGTGACGATAGAAAACTTCCATACGGAACGTCAATGTTAGAAAAAGCAAGACGTATTTGGAAACAATTATTATTATCGGAAGATGCGATGTTAATTTATAGAACTTCAAGAGCACCGGAAAGACGTGTGTTCAAAGTATTCGTTGGTAATATGGATGATAAAGATGTTGAGGCTTACGTACAACGTGTTGCAAACAAATTTAAACGTGACCAAGTTGTTGATGCTAAAACAGGTAATGTCGATATGAGATTCAACCAAATGGCTGTTGACCAAGATTACTTTATTCCTGTTAGAGACCCAGCGGCGGCATCACCAATTGATACGTTACCGGGAGCAACAAACTTATCTGAAATTGCCGATATAGAATATATCCAAAAGAAATTATTAACCGCTCTTCGTGTTCCTAAAGCATTTTTAGGATTTGAAGAAACTGCCGGTGATGGTAAGAATTTATCATTACAGGATATTCGTTTTGCAAGAACAATCAATAAGATTCAAAAATCAATGATTGCCGAATTAAATAAAATTGCAATCATTCATTTATTCTTATTAGGGTTTGAAGATGAGTTATCTAACTTTACGTTAGGACTAACCAATCCATCATCCCAAGCAGATTTATTAAAGAATGACCTTTGGAAAGAAAAAATTGCATTATACCAACAAGCCGTTGCGGCAATTGCGGGTATTGCTCCGGTATCTGTATCGTGGGCTAAGAAACATATTTTAGGATTCTCTGATGAGGAAATCAAACTTGATTTACAACAACAAAGAATTGAGATGGCTGTCGGAGCTGAATTAACAAATACGGCAACTATCATAACACATACAGGTATCTTCGATAATATCGATAAATTATATGGTAACCCTGCATCCGGAGCAACTGCCGGTGGTGCGGCACCATCATCCCCACCACCACCGGGAGGTGGAGGAGGTTTCGGCGGAGGTGGAGACTTAGGTGGAGGAATGGAAGATTTAGGTGGACCTGAACCAGGACCTGAACCGGGTGGACCTGAACCGGGTGGAGCCCCTGAGGCGGCAGCTCCCGAAGCAGAAGTAACTCCTGAATCATTTAATAGAGATAATTTAAAAATATTGGTAGAAAGAAGTAATATGACAGAAGATGATTCATACATTGATTTATCCAAAGGTGGAAACTCTTTAGGAGAAATTGAAGCTCAATTAGGTAAACTTCTAAAAGATTAGATATTTATAAATAAAAAAACTTATGAACTTCGGTATATTAAAAACAAAAATAGAAAGAGTGTTGTTAGAATCATACGCTAACGACACATTTAAAGACGAAATAAAAAATTTCAAAAAATATGTTTTAGAAAACAAAAACATAAGTAAATTATTTTATTTATACGATGAATTAAATTCTCCAAAAGCATTAAGTGAATCTTACGCCAGAGAGTTTATTAACGAAAGTATTAAAATGTATGAGAACACAATCAATAAAATCAAGCAATCTGATTTAAATAAAATAAAATCTTGGGTTGGTAATAAACAGATAGAGAATCAATATGAGACTATCGATACGTTGTTTTCTTCAGATATATTAACGATTGAATCTAAAATTAAATGTAGAAACATTCTGTCAGAATCTCTTAGAAAATTACCGGTGGTGAAAACAGAAGGGATTGATTTACCGTTAACAACAATGGTAAGTGTTGCAAACAAAACTATTAAAAGTTATATTGATGGTTTAACTGAATCTGACAAAAAAGAATTAATGTCTTTATTGTCTGAAGATGATTCAACATTGAATGAAAAATACGTTACACTTAAAGAAGGTGTAGTTACGAAACTAACGGAAATGAAGAATGCTAGCACTGATTCAACAATGCAAATAAGAATTGAGGATACTATCTCAAAAGTAATTTCTGAAAAATACGACAAACTTACGTACTTCAAACTTAAAAACCTTAAAGAAAATCTTTAATTATCGTCTGATTTAAATTTTTTCTGAACATACTTAGCTTTTGAAAGACCATCACGTTTAATTACTGATGGTTTTTTAAATTCTTTTCGTTTTGATAATTCAGAGCTTTGACGGGTTTTAATTACTTTACTTTTATAGAGTTTTAGAGCTTTCTCAATCGTAATGTGATTATTTAATTTTACTATTAGCATATACTACATATATCTCCCTCCTACAAAAAAGTTTTGACATTACCCATAAAAACACCTATTATTTTTAAAAATAAACAGGAAAATATGAAAATTAATGAAAAAGGGAAAAACTTCTCTACTACACGGGTTCAAAACAGCGAAGATTGTTTATGGAACGGTAGACTCAATCAAACTTAAATCACTTTACTTAAACATCCAAACTTGGGTTGAACCAATATACGAATGTGATAATTGGACAAGAACAGTTCTTAACCTAAGTAGGAGTATTAAACACTCAATCTACGAGTCAATAAACAAAGATATATTCAACGACAAATTTATTGTAGACTTAGATTTAAGGTCCAGCGGACTCAATCTAAACAAAAAATCGTTTATGAACCTTGAAATAAATTTTTATTTAATACAAGAAGATTTGGATTTCAAATGTAACGAAATAAAAGAATCATTACAACAAATAACAAAACAAATTTTTAAAGATAATTTTTTAGATAATGAAAATTTTAACTTTTATCTAACCAAAAACAGTAAAATCACAGAAGAATTGTTACAAACCGAGAATGTTTAATATTTATAAATAAAACATTCAAAATGAATTTAAGAATATTACAACCAAGTGAATCAGGGAAAGGTATATTAGTTGAATACGATGCTGGGTATATTAACCCAAATGATAATCGTAACGAAACATTAATTAGAGAATCTAGCGAAACTCTTGACCACACTAAACCAATTGAGTTTTATGCCGTATTACAAAAATATGATACCCCTAATAGAAATGGTAGATTATATCCTGAACGTATATTAAAAAGAGAGGCGGAGAATTATAAAAAAATGATTAAAAAGGGAACAGCCCTATCCGAGTTAAATCACCCGGAATCATCTTTAATCGATTTAGATAGAGTTTCTCACGCAATCACCGAAGTATGGTGGGAAGGTAATGTCCTAATGGGTAAAATAAAACTACTTACATCACCGGGATATCACGAAAGTGGTATTTGTTCAACCAAAGGTGACTTAGCAGCTAACTACCTAAGACAAGGAGTTACATTAGGTATCTCATCAAGAGGTGTAGGTTCCCTTAAAAAGATTGGTGAACAAAATGAAGTTCAAGACGATTTTGAATTAATCTGTTTTGATTTAGTATCATCACCATCAACCCCGGGAGCGTATCTATTCTTAAATAAAGAGGATAAACAACTATACGATGAGAACTTAGAAGAAGAGAAAAAAATGAGTGTTGAGAGACACGTTGGTGATTCCGGAAATAAATCGCTTGACTTAATGAAAAAATTAAACGATTATTTGGGTTACTAATAAAAAAAAACAAAATGGAAGAAAAGTATTTTATCGCAAAAGTTACCTTGGACTCAGTTGATGAGGCATCAGGTAAGATTAAAAAATTAAGAGAAGAAAAATTAGTAAGTGGTTACAACCCTACTGATGTTGAGGCGAAAGTTACCAAAGTTTTTGAACATTATACAATGGAGTGGAGAATTACCGCTATTGTAGAAAGTAAAATTGATGAAGTAATTGAGTAGTTAAATTTTTAATTATTAAGTAAAAGAGGACATATAGTCCTCTTTTTTTATGCTTTTTATTTTTTGGAGATATTTATCAATGTATAAAAACCTAACTCAATTTAAGTAAATTTTAAACTTTTTTTGAATTAGGAGATATTTATATATTAAAATAACAACAAAACGAAATGGCAAAAGAAAAATCTTTAGTTGAAGAGGCTATCATCCAAATGAAAAACTTGGAAGAAGCGGTAGCTGAAAATGCAAAAGGAATACTTGCTTCTACAATGAAACAAGAAATCAAAGACCTAGTAAAAGAATCTCTAACTGAACAAGACGAGATTAACCCTGATGACGTTGAAGTGGATGAACCTATGGGTTCTGATGATATTGCCGATATTGATATGGGTGATGATTCAGATGAAGAAGGTGATGAAATGGATACTGATGATACTGATGACGAAGAAGATATGGACTTTGGTGACGAAGAAGATATGGACGACGAGGAAGACACTATTGACTTAACTGACGCAGACGATGAAGAAGTACTTAGAGTATTTCAACTTATGGGTCCGGATGACAACATTGTCGTAACAAAAGACGACAAAGGAAACACTCACCTTAAAGATGAGGAAACCGGTAAAGAGTATATGATTGTTGGTGAAAGTGAAGAAGAAGAATTTGAAATGTCTGAAGAATGGGACGAAGAACTTGAAGAAGATGAGATGGGTGACGAATCTATTGAATCAATCGTTGAGAGAATGTTCGGTTCTGATGATGAAGACGAAGACGAAGTGGAATTTGATTTTGAAGAGTTTGACGAATCTGATGATATGGACGATGAAGAAATCGTTTATGAAATCGAAATGGATGAAGAAGACGAAGAAGAATTAGGTGAAGAAGAAATGGATGATGAATCTATTACTGAAGCTAAAATGTCTATCAAACCAAAAGGTGTTGGGATGGGTAATCAATCAAAATTTAAATTTAACAAATCACCTAATCAAGGAACAGGATTTAAAACTAAAATGAAAGAGGCTCCAAAATCTGTAGGAACAGGTAAAGCGAAATTCGAGTATAAAGAAGGTGAAAATTCAGGAACTAAATTAGGAACAAACAAAGTTGTTAAGAAAACTGAAACAAAAGAAGGTTCAACTAGAAAACCAATGGTTAAAAAAGTTGAAGGTAAAAAAGAAGAGACAAAAGAGGCTGTAAGAACTTTAGGTTCAGGGTCTAACTTTAGAAAAGGTGGTTTACCAAAACCAAGAGCTCATTCAAGTTTTAATACTGCTATCAAAGAAAGTAACACTAATTCAGAGTTACAAGTTCTTAGAGAAAAAAACGAAGAATACAGAAAAGCACTTAATGTTTTCAGAAGTAAATTAAACGAGGTTGCAATCTTCAATTCAAACTTGGCTTACGCTACACGTTTGTTCACTGAACATTCAACATCAAAACAAGAAAAAATTAACATTTTAAGAAGATTTGATGGTGTTGAAACTATCAAAGAATCTAAAAATCTATATCAGGTCGTTAAAAATGAATTATCCTCAGGAACTAAAACTCAAACTATGAACGAGTCAATTGAAAGAACAATCGCAAAATCACCTTCTACAGGAGCGGTTAACTTACTTGAATCAAAAACATATGAGAATCCACAGTTCTTAAGAATGAAAGATTTAATGGCAAAAATAAAATAAAAATAAATTAAAATTAATAAAAACCAAAAAAAATGGGAGCATTATTAGAATCAGGATTAGTTGGTAACATCGGGTTAAAACACCTTAAAGTTATCAAAGAAGACACAATCAACAAATGGGATAAATTAGGATTCCTAGAAGGTCTTAAAGGACACATGAGAGAAAACGTAGCTCAGTTATATGAGAACCAAGCGTCTTTCTTAATAAACGAAGCTACAGGTGAAGGTTCAAACGGTTCATTCGAAACGGTTGTATTCCCTATCGTAAGAAGAGTATTCTCTAAATTACTTGCGAATGAAATCGTATCAGTACAAGCTATGAACTTACCAATCGGTAAATTGTTCTTCTTCGTACCTAAAATTCAAGGTTACCAATCAGGTCAAGAAACTATCTTAGGAACTCAATTAGGTGGTGGTACTCACTACGGACCAATTGGTGCGGCTGATGGACAAACTGCGGCTGATGGTCAATCAGGAGCTGGTTACACAGGAGCAAACGCATTCAAGAAAAATCTTTATGATTTATTCTATGAAGGAAACGAAGGTCAATTAGACCCTCCAGGATTGTTTGACTACTCTAAAGGACAATGGTCGGCAGTTACTAAACCAACAACAGTTATGGTTTGGTCAAATGGTAGTTTAGTTGTTGCTGACGCAACTGCATTAGCTAACCAATTCAATGGAAAAAACATTAGAAAAGTAATCGTAGCATTATCAGGATTCACAACTGCTGGTACAGGTAAATTAATCGGACCAGACGGTAATGAAGTTGATACTGAAACTTTCTTATCTGATTTAAGAATCTACAGTGATTCTACAACTGCATGGACTTCAACAACATCACCTTGTAGTGTTGTAAGTGGGTCTACCGGAATAAACTCATTATTGTTTAGAGTTGTTACTCAACAATATGGTGAAGGTATCGTTTCAGGATTAAACGGAAGAGGAACTACATCATTTGCAACTACAGGTAATAACGGTACTTACAATGATACTTGTTCTCCTGCAGGAATCATCTACTTAGAAGTTGATTTATCTTGTCCAACTTGTCCTTCTTGTGGTGACACATTAGACGGTTATACAGGAACAACTATCGGAGTATTACCATCAACTGGGTTTACTGCTGTTTACAGACGTTACGCTGATATGGAATTTGAAGATAAAATCGGTGAGGTTTCTTTCGAATTAGATTCAGTTACTGTATCTGTTACAGAAAGAAAATTAAGAGCACAATGGTCTCCTGAGTTAGCTCAAGACGTTGCAGCTTTCCACAACATCGATGCTGAGGCTGAATTAACAGCTTTATTATCTGAACAAGTTGCGGCTGAAATCGACCGTGAAATCTTAAGAGATTTACGTAAAGGTGCGGCATGGAACTTACGTTGGGATTACAATGGTTGGAGAAGAATCTCTTCAACAACAAACTATACACAAAAAGATTGGAACCAAACTTTGATTACTGCAATTAACCAATTGTCAGCACAAATCCACAAATCTACTTTAAGAGGTGGAGCTAACTGGATTGTAGTATCTTCTGAGGTTTCAGCGATTATGGATGACTTAGAATACTTCCACGTATCTAATGCTTCACCTGAACAAGACCAATATAATATGGGTATTGAAAGAGTTGGAACATTAGCAGGACGTTACCAAGTATATCGTGACCCTTACTTCCCAGCTAACCAAGTGTTAATTGGACACAAAGGAACATCGTTACTTGATACAGGATACATCTACGCTCCGTATGTACCATTACAATTAACACCTACAATGTACAACCCATTCAACTTTACACCGATTAAAGGTATAATGACTCGTTACGCGAAAAAGATGGTGAATAATAGATTTTACGGCAGAATTACTGTAGATGGTGTTAGAACATTCGATTTAAGAGAATTGAGATAATCAAAATCTTAAAATATTTAACAAAAAGGGACAATATGTCCCTTTTTTTTATGTATATTTGTAAACAATCAAGTTTATGGTTGTATTTATAATATATGAAGAAAATACTATTAGAAAAATCAGTTGTTGATGAAATTTTGAGATTATATAATGATGAGATGTTAGGCTCTCCATCTATATCTGAAAAATTAAATATTAACAAACAAGTTGTGTTACGAACATTAAAAGAAAATGGTGCTATTGTCGGTATCTCCGGTAGAAAATATAAGGGTGGGAAATCTGAATCAGATAAACGACATTATCTTAAAAATAGAGAAAAACGATTACAATATTTTTCTGATTGGCAAAAAGATAATAGAGACCGTCTAAATGATTACCATCAAAAATGGAGAGAAAAAAATATTGATAAACATAGAGAATATAAACGTAAGTATGAAAAACATCGTAAAGATACTGACCCCCTCTATAAACTAATCACCAATTTCAGAACTGCAATATGGACAGTATTAAAAGAAAGTAATGTAGACAAATATGGACATTACTTTGATGTTCTACAATATAGTCCGGAGGAATTGATTAATCATTTAGAAAAACAATTTAAGGATGATATGACGTGGGATAACTATGGAATTTGGCACGTGGACCATAAACTACCAATTACATCTTTTGATATACAAGAGATGGGTGACGAGGAATTTATGAGATGTTGGTGTTTGGATAACCTTCAACCAATGTGGGGTGAGGAGAATATTCGTAAATCAAATAAAGTTTTTTAAATACTGAGGTATTTATATAAAAAGAAAAATATGAACAATTTATTTGAGATATCGAGTGAGGAAAGAAGTAGAATATTAAATCTTCACGAGAGTGCAACAAAACGACAATATTTAACGTTAGAACAGGTTGTTCAACCCCAATATCATTCGACAACTACATCAAAATCGACTAACACTACTTTTCCGGTTCAAAATGTTGGTGATAAATTTGCTTATGGTCAGGTTGATTCTCCAAATGTTAAGTCAAAAATAATTTCATTAAAACCTCAAATTGATAAATTTATCAAGGATGATGGTGGTAAAAATTTTGTTATAACTATTACTGCAGGGGAATCTAATGTTACGAATCCAAAAGGATTTGAAGAAAAGGGTAGTTTAGCATTGGCGAGAGCTAATTCTGTGAAAGGGTATTTTGAAGAAGTATTTCAAGATTTAATTAAAAATGGTGTTTTAACTATTAAAGTTCCTACAGATGTTAGTCAAGTATCTTTAGGTAAAACACCATATGATAAGACTAAAGGTGATAATAAAAATCCTGATAAGATTAAATTATATAGTGGTGAGCAATTTGTAAACTTTACTATCACAGGTAGTGGTTCAAAGTGTAATTTTGTTTTAGATGTTGAAGCTGGTCAAGGGGACCCTAATTTAGATTATGTAACAACTGATGAGATTTTAGAAGGTAAAGGGGAAGTTACATTTACTCCGGGACAGATTCCGGATAGATTGGTTATTATGGATAGTCAGGGTAAAATAGAAACGGACACAGGGTATATTACGGGTGACGTTAGTAAATACCCGGATTGGAAATATACTCCACTATATGTTTATCTTTTAACTTTGGTAAGTCAAACTAACCCGGTTGCGGTTTCAGGTAGTGAAATATTAACGATAACAGTTACAGATTATGCTGATTTGGTTAAACAATTATTGAATGACCCCAATTCACGTAGTTATCAAAAAATGGGTAGTGAGATAGAACCGGGGTTAAAAGCTATGGCGGGTATGATTAAAAAAGGGCGAACAGAGTTTGTTATTTATAAATTATCGAATGCGGGAACCACAGTTCAATTTGATTCACCAAATAATGATAAAAAAATCAAAGTATATTCACCTATTGGAACCGGAACAATTAAAACAGGTTACGGGTTAGTAGGTCGTTGTATTAATTAATTCGTTTTGAACTAATTAACTCATAAGTTAATTTATTATCTTTTGCGTAGGCAATATAGGTTTTGATAGTATCGTTTTTAGTAATTTTCATTATAGAAAAAACTTTTTTGTTATAAACTTTAGATAACGAATCCATCAAGACGTTGGCATCTTTGTCAATGTCTTTTGTTTTTGGTTTAACTTGAGCCACAGAGGTTAATGTTCCGATAAGTAATAACGATAATAAGAATAACTTTTTCATAGTGTTTGTGTTTTGTTTGACAAATATAAATATAATATTTTAACTGCCAAAATTTTTATATAAAAAAAGACGTTATTCTACGTCTTTTTCTTTTTTGGCGGTTACTCTAATTGCTTTTGATAATACTTCACATTCTCCTAATGAGAATATTCCGGATTGATATGCGTATTTAACGGCTTGGGTTAGATAGTATATTCCGTGTTCTTTATCCATAGTTTCAAGTATGGCATCTAAGTGTTCTTCAGATTGGATTGGTATTGATTCAAATAGCTTTCCGAATAATTGAGGTTCTTCCATTTTTTTAATTTGTTTGATATTTATAAGTATATGAACAAAAATAACAAAATACAGATTAAAGAGGCTACCGGAGAGAGTGGAACTAGAGGTTCGTTTATAGCACCTCTTCAAGTGGGTATTAGAAAATTCAAAAAATCTCAAATGGGTCCGTTTACGACATCGGTATCTAAGTATGATAATCCTGAATTGGAATTTGATAGTTATGATGGTTCGATGGATGAAACAAAGAAACAGATTAAGAAGATAGAGGGGAAGGCAAGAAAGGTAACTAATTATATGACGAAACACCCTGATTCGACCAATAGTGATGAAGAGGGTAACAACATTAATCAAACACCCGGTAAGAAAAATTTAAAAGTTGTTCCAATTAAAGAAAATACGTTGGCTAGTAATGCCGGTGAATACAATGGTCCAATTGAGTTAGGATTAAAAAAATGGAGAAAGACTGAATTATTTCCTTTTAGTATTGATGTTGATAATCACCATAATAAAAAAGCTAAAGGTAAACATATAAAAAATAATGTTGAACGTGTTATTGGTATGTGGGAGAAAGGTGTTGACGGAAGTTATGATATAGACACACACGACGTTCATACGGTTAAAGAATGGGTTGAGATAACCGAAGGCACCATATTGGGAGATATTGTCCCAAATGGACTAAAAATGTCCTCTAATTACGACAGAGTTATTGATAAGTTTAGAAAGGATATTCCTGAGGATAAAATGAAGGAATATGATTTGATTTCTGAGAAGATAAAAGATTTTGTTCAAGATAGGGGATATGTTATAAAAGTATTGAATTCTTGTAACACCGGATTTAAAGGGGTTAGAACAAATAAGGCAATTATTTTATGTTCACCTGAAATGTTTCCAAATTTTGCATCATTTGTTTATATTTTATTCCACGAATTAAGGCACGAACAACAGATGAGTGAATTTGATTTGAAGGATTCCTATATGGGGGATATTGAGGATTTTGAGGAATTTTATAAAATCTATTGGGATATGGAAATGGATGCCGATAATTACGGTAAGGATTGGGTTAAAAAAATTGGTGATGTGTTAAAATTGCCTGAGGATGTTTATTATCTAGATAATATGATTAAAAATTATCCATCAATGTCAAATATGGTTAGACAAATGACATCACACCTACACAGAGAAATACAAACCTTAAAGAGTCGAGGAATGACGTATACGGACATTAGTGACTTGGATATCGTTAAGAAACACTTACAGAGTCTTGAAGATATGTTTTAAATAACAAACCCCTACTCAACAGTGGGGGTTTTTGATTTAATTAAGATTCTATTCTTTAATTTTGATAATGAATGTTCCACTTGGGATTTCATTTGTTCAATACGTTGCATTCTATTTTGTTGCACTTTGTTATCATACATATTGGACATTTTCTTCCAATCTCTATCAGTAAGGGGGATATTACTATAATAACAAACGTGATTGATTATTGTAATTTTTTTATCGTCTAAGATAATGAATACACCTAATTTTTTATTTTCTATAATTCTATGGTCAGATAGTGGAGCAATTTCATAAATGGAATTGGAATGTCGTAAGACATTACGGAAAATAAATTTACAATCATTGATATCCGCCAATCTTCCCGGGTCAACAACATCGTATAATATCTGTAACTCTAATAGTTTCTTTCTAACAGCTCTACGTTTTAATTTTCGTTTTATGTATTTTATCATATCTTTAGTGAATTATCGGACAAAGATACGTAAAAATTTTATATATAAAAAAATAATTTGATAAAAAAAAGGAGAAAATTAAATTCCTCCTTTATTTTTTGCTTTATCTAAGTAGTCATAAGCTCTATCTCCATACATTTCATATATTTTTTTGAAGAATTGTGCGGGGTTTTTTCTTATGTATCTAAGAACATCATTTGGGATATACGAACCGTATTTGTCACCAAAGATTGATTTGACTTGTCTCTCTCTATCACTCGTTGGTCTATTAACATCGGATGAGTAATCTTGTTCAGACATTACTTTTTTAATAATGTTTGATAAATCTGATTCTGAAAGTTTAACTACCTTACCCATAACTTACGAATTTAATCCATTCATTCCACCAAGTTCGATTGCATCTAGTAAGACAACTGCCTTACCATACGCGTTTGTCCAAGTTGGGTGGGGTGGGACAACTGTTATAGTGTTACCACTACAATCAAGTACACACATAATTGTTTCTGTTCCTGCGGATATAGGTGGTGGTGATACACAATTTTCACAATCTAAAAAGGGACCTGAATAGTAATAATAATTTGTTTCACCCGAATTAGTTAACCCATCAAAAGTTACGCAAAATGGTGTTCCTCTACCAAATTGTATTTCATAAGTACTACCTGATGTGGGAGCACCAAAGTAACTACAAAATTCAGTTGGGTCTATATTAATCTCTTCTAATGTACCACATCGTATAAATTTAAAATTTAAATCCACTGTGGTCTCACTTAAACACTCACAACAATCTGTATATGATATCCCCAAGGTTACCCCTATAGTTGGAGGGTTAGACGTTTCTACCCCAACAGTAGCACAAAATCCTATCTCGTCAATAGAATACCCTACTGTTTCTCCCACTGTTAACGTTATTGCAGAAACAATGTATTCCTCATTAGTTAAACAATCATTTATAATATAATTTGCCATATATTTTGTATTATTTTTTTTTTAGTTTTTATTTATAAATATCTTATTATTCCAAATACTTCACATTAACAATCTGAAATTTGATTTGTTTTTTGTAGGTATTAATCACCCCACTACTCTCAACTTTCAAATCAACATAGTATTCGTTTGGTATTTTATCCCTCGTATCGAACATAAAGTAATATTCATTTGGGGTTTGGTTAATTCTTGTCCATCCTTGAACTTGAACTTCTGTTTGCCCTTCTCTTACATACACTCGGTAATGAGCCTTTACGTTTGGAAGTAACTTATTTGTTGTGTAAGCTTGTTTAATTACCACGCCAACTTTTCTAATATCTGTGTTGTATATTTTTTCGTCTTGTTTTATTCCGTAAAAATCAAATCCATAAATCTTTGGGTCCTGAGTTGACGTACCAATTTGAATTGAATGTTTTAACGGGTATAATACAAAGTCATTGGTTATATTAGGTAAAGAAAAACCATTTAATTTTAACCCTGACCAAATGTCATAAAAAGAACAAGG